CAATATAGATTTCATTTGTGGATGTGTTGATTCTATCAGAGGTAAATCCAACAGAATTTAGAAGAAGTTTTTTATTATATTCATTGTATTTTACTCTGATTTTTTCTGAAGATCCAATGCCAACAGAAAGTTTTGGTTTAATATTTAACTCAACAATATCATTATCACTTAGATTATGTTCCGTTGATATTGCGACAGTTGCCTTAATTCTTTTTGCAGTTGCTGTTACTTGATTATAAGAAGTTTCAAAAGAATACTCATCATCATCAGATCCATTTGCAGTAAAGAATAGACCATTTGTGGTTGAAGTTAATCCAACTTGTGTTGTCAAACCAATAAAATCTTTTGATTTATTGATAACATAAACATATTGTGAAGTTCCAGTGAATGGAAGATTGAAGGTTGATCCACCAGAAGTATCTGATGCTGTTAAAGCACTGGATGATGGTGCGATAGTAAACAGTACTCTTTGATTGTTTTTAAATGGGTGATTTGGTAGATAGATGCTTTGAGACTGTACAGAAACTGTCTTTGGAGAATTTCCAATATAATAATTGATAGAAGTCTCTGATCCAGTATTAATACCAACACCAACACTTTCTACTGGATTAAAGTAAACTTTAATATTTTTTCTAGAATCGAAATATTCACTCTCTAATGGAACAGTAAATGAATCTGAGAAATAATCAACAGTGGCACCAGATGTGTGAGCAGTTCCAGTAAGACCTCTCTTTACTCTTAAGATATTATCGGATTCAAATTTATTTAAAACTGAGAACATTTCTGTTCCAATACCAATTGTTGTTCCAGATCCGACAGATTGGTTGATTGATGAAACATAAATGTCAGTAACTAGACCAACGTTAGCAGGAATATCTGCAACCAATGAAGATCTATTTGAAGAAACTCCAATTATATGTGATCCAGAAAGATTTTTTACAAAAGTAGATAGACCAGCAATAGAAATATTATCACCAGATACTAAAGAATGATAACCATTGGTGTTAATTTTTAAAGTTTTTTTATCTTGCCATTCAATAACAGAGTTCTCAAAAATATTATATGATGTTTCTACATTACTAATCGTATATCCTTTTAGTTTACTTACTTCTGCTGAAGCTCCTCCACCACCAGTGTTTTCATTTTCAAATCTTAGTAAATTACCAACTCTATAATCAGATCCTGGATTTGTGATAGTTATCGAATCAATTTGACCTCTAGAAACAGATTCTACAGTTGTAACCTGATTGAAAAACTTATTAGATTCGAAAATAAAATCATTTTTAGAATTATTTTCCGATATTCTATATGGGAAAGTGTTTCTAACTAGTTTTGAATTGTTAAAATCAAATGATTGGTCTAAATTACTATCTACTGGATCAGATTTGAATGTATTGCCTATAAAATAAGGAAACTCTGGGAGAAGTTTTCCACTTGGGAAAGCAGTTGCTACTCCAACATAATATGCATATGTTCCGTTTGGATATTCTGGAGTTTTTGCAAATCTTCCGTTATGCTCATCAAGATGACCACTGTTTGTATATTTGTAGTCTTCAACGAAAAATCCAATTGGAAAATCACTTATTGATGGTCTATTATAGACATTAGAGGGTGATGACTCATACCCTGTTTCTAAAGATACAATTTTTGAATTATCATCTTCTGGATCAGAATATCCGAATGGTCCATAAATTGGATTACCATCAATAGCCCACCCAATTACTTTAGAGTGACCAGTATCAGATTTTGGATCTAAGAATTGAACACCTTCTCTATCTGTAGAATATCCGACTACACCATAGGAAAGATTGTCCTCATAGTCTGTGAAAATTTCATCGGAGAATCTGGATAGGTTATTAACACTAAGATATCTAACAGAAGACTCTATGACCGCGTTTCTTCCAGGTGGCACTACTGAAATAGAGGTGTCTTTTTCTTCATAATTTACACCTTGATTGATAATAATTACATCTTTAATAACACCATCTACAACAACTGCTCTTAGTTTGGCACCAGATCCACTACCATTTACATTAAGGTCAGGTGCTGCATTATAATATTTTCCACCATTTTGAACTTCTACTGCAATAATTCTACCACCTTTTAAGATTGGTTTTAATTCTGCACCAACACCATTTCTAATAGTAACAGATGGATTTTTGTGGAAGTTTAAAATTGTAGACCCATAGTTAGTACCATTTTCATACAGATATACATCAACAATTTCACCTCTAACTTGAGGAGTTGCTACAATTGTACCAATTCCAGAATATTCTGCATTAATAACAACTTCTACAGGTGGGTATTCGAAAATTTGATATCCTTCACCAGTAGTTTCAAGATTTGTAAATTTCTTCCTATCAAAATCCGTCGTTGCTGCACCAGTTACACCAGCATCAGCCAATTGGAAATTGGAATTATCCAATTTAATGATACGATATTGACTTAAAGAGGAAAGACCAACAATTCCAGAAGATTCATATGAATAGTTAATTAAATCACCATCTTTAAATCCGTGATTTTCAAAAGTAACTTTATTTAATTCTGTTGATATACCAGTTGGTTTTACATTTAATTTTCTATTTTCGTAACCACTTCCAGAATTTAGAATTTTTATTTCAGAAATCACATTTTTAGATTCAAATAATCTAAATTTGTGGGTTCCTCCAGTGTTGATTGTAGTAAAACCTACAGTATTAATTCCAGAGATGTAATCTTCTTCATTTTCATAAAGGAGAATTGATCTTGTATTTACAATTTCTGGATAATAGATTGATCCATTAACCAAGTATCTTTCTTGATCTGTATTTGAAAACTTAAATGATCCTATTCCTAAAGGTTGATTTCCTGCTGGATTATATACTATTCTTTCACCACTTTCTAAATTGTGTGGTTCTAAAAATGTGATTGTTTCATTGACTATGTCTACACCACCAGTTGCGGCAATTCCTGCTTGGTTTCCATTAAATTCAATTTCACGGATTTGTTTAGATAATACTGCTTCTAACTCCGCACCATCACCATTTCCGCCAGAAATTGTAACTGAAAGAACTCTATTGATATTAAAGTTTTGTGGATCTACGGCAATAGATTCTACAGATCCTCTAACAACTGCTTGTGCTAAGGCTGTTGTTCCGAAACCAACAGGATTAGATATAATGATTGAGGGTGGATTAATGACATCATAATCTTTTCCTCCATTATAAATTCTCAGAGAATCAATAGGACCAGAATAAATTCTATCATCTGACTTATAGTTAATAATATCAACACCATTAATTAATTTTCCAATAGCACCAACTTTAGTTGATGTGCTGGATTCTGTTTTAATATTAGGTTCTAATGGGAATTTTAATAAAGATTTTTTGGGATACAGTGATTTGTTATAATGCTGCAGTAATGTAAAATTGTGGTTTGAAGATTCACTATATCTACCAAATTCAACAAAACTTTGTGTAGAGATAAAGGATCTTGCATTATATAATCTAATCTTATTCTTTCTTCCAGAATCCTCTAAAACTTCAACATAATATATTTGATCAAATACTAAATTGGGAAATACTTCGTCATCTCCATGATATACTACAGCATCTCCAGTGACAAATGGAACATCATCATTAAAAGATAATACGGAGTATAAATCTGTTAATGGGTTGTAATTTTGAAAAATATCGTCAAGTACAGAAGATGGAGATACAGTAATATTTGCTGTAGATAATTTTTTAGTTATTTGATAACTTGGAAGAGAGTTTGATGCAACATACATATATGCATCATTCTCAATATAAGTATTTTGTACGTTTGAAAGGATACTTGAATTACTTATCGGAATATTTAAGGAAGACGTATAATCATATTTTCTTCTAATGCTTAATCTTCTGTTTGATGGAACTCCTGTAATATTTTTGTTTAAAAGTACAACTCTAGGAAGTGTTTGATCTGGACGATTTGTTATTGATGTTACAATTGCATCTGCAACAACAATATTTTCAGAATTTCGATCTAAAATATCTACAGTATCCCCAACTTTTAAACTCGATTTGTCTGGAGTTTCGAATAAAATTAATTGATTATTTACAAATGACTCGATTTCATATCTAGATCTAGTATTATAAATCCAGGTATTAAAAGTAAATTCTTTATTATTCTTATTATCATTTAAGATTTTTTGACCAAGATTCTTTACAGAAATATTATCATTTTCTAAAAGAAGAGATAAATCCTCAGGATCTTCAATACCAGAAAGAACACCAGTAACTCTTAATTCAACTTTCTTTGTTGGATCACCATCTTCATATCCAAAAATAATTTGGTCTGATCTAATGTCAGTCGATGGTTCTATCGCAGTTGTTACTCCATCACAACCAAAGAATTGATTAATACTCTTATCAGTATATGAAATAGTATTTGGACCAGAAATCAAAGTACCTGATTCCAAGAATCCGATTGTACTATCAACAGTAATTACTGAAGATCCAACAGATACATTGTCAGAAACAATTGTTTTAGGTGTAATCTCAAAAGTTCCTTGAACTAAACTATTTTCATCATATCCAGAGAATAATTGTATCTTATAAAAAGATCTATTGTTTCTTGTAATAATTTCAACTTCTGATACTGGTCCAGAAGCAGTGTTATCAATATTTCTTACGGTCTGACCTACTAATTTTGCTGGATCTCCAGAAATTACATCTACGACTAATACTTCTCTACGTACAAATTCTGCACTAGAAGGTTTTAAAAGGAAATTCTCAAGATTTATAACTTTTGGAGTAATACCATATAAAACATTGAACAGAATTCTAAAAGATTCATCAGTTCCTTTAGAAAGATAAAAACTGCGGGCATTCTTTATAAAATTATTTACATCAAGAGTTGAAACAAAATCAACATCTTCAAATCCTGGTGCAAGAAGATATTTTAATTTTTTATAGAATTCTTTTAGGAATAAAGCACTTAAATTATGTACTCTTGTCTCATTTGAGTGTGAAGATGCAAGAGTCGATTCAAAAATAAGTTCTTCTGGATTAGTTTCATTTCTATAACTTGAAATTCCACTAAAACCACGTACACAACCAGTAAAACTGTTAGTTGTGATTCCAGTGTAAGTAATTATTTCGTTATTGATCTTAAACAGACCATATTGATCAGGAAATCCCTTGGTAGATTCGACATAGATTGTTGAATCTGTTGATGAAACAGAACTACTTAAGGTAGTAATACCAGTAATAACTTCTGGTGTTAGATTATTTAAATTTAAATACTGATCTAAATTTTCGGCAACATCAATCGGTCCCCCTTGATACTCTTGGGAAATATAATATTGCTTTAGAAAATCTACCGTTTTTGGTGACTCACTGAGTAAAAATTCTGGTAACTGATTCTCAATAATTTGCTGTACTTTTACTCTAGCGTCAAAACCAGTTGTAATCATATCTCCTCGTTACCTAGTTAACTTTCCGTTTGAATAACTTGATCTTACAGGGAAACCAACACCAGAGATTTGCTCCCCAGATGATATGGTATCTTTAACCATATTTATAGTGCTTTTCGAGACATCAAAGACCAAATATAGATCTTTTAAACCAATAATATCATTTGATTCTGGATACGCCTGAATCTCAATAATATTATCCGCAAGAGATGTTGAAATGATATTAATAGTATTGATTAGGATTTCTCCATTAGTATAATCTACGGTTCCTATCGATTTTTTAACAATCTCATAGGTATCTGGATCAATAGTTGGTTTTACAATTGAAAGAATCCCAATATCGCTGCTTTCTGATGGAACATCTACAAAATATACGGTCTCTGGTTCACCAGGAATTTTAAATCCGGTACTCTTAATATTATATCCACCAATATTTTTATGGAATTGATTACCAAAACAAATCTCATACTGTGCAAAAGTATTCACAGCACAATTCATATTCCTCCTCATCTTCACTCTGGTGATATTAGATGTGATTGAGGTATCTACATTATCAATGACTTGGAGTAATTTACTATACTTAAATCTTCCGCCAAACTTATTGAGATCAACAGATTCGGAATACTTATTCAGTGAAGATACAATTTTCGAATTTAGATCTTGAACATTACTGACTCTTGTTGAGTTATAGTAAACATCACTATCAATCTCAACATATAGTAGTTTGAGATCAATAATTTCTTGGTTAATTCCAGATACTGAATACTGTCTTAGATCGTTAAGAATCTGTGACTTTGTAAAATCTGAAATTGATGTGCCATTTTTTGGTTTAATACTCAGTAAAACCTTACCAAATTGTGGTGGATCAAGTTCTTCACCACCAACAACAGAAACAGATTCTGTATTTGGATAAATGGACTGAATAATTGCCTCGTAATCCTTTGCCGTTACTGCACGATACTGTGATGAGTAAACTCTTGGTGCAAAGTATTTTACAGATTCAATCGACTCAATACTACTACCACCATCAGAACGAGAAACAGTTGTGATATTTACCGTTCCTGATGGAGTAACAAGAAGATCATTACTATCTACAGTAGTGCCAGAATATGAGAACAATGATGGACCATTACCATCTTCACCATCGGTTGTAATATAACTAACCTTAACAGTTGTGCCAGTTTCTAATTTCTTGCCAATAATTCCATCACCGAATAGTAATTCATACTTTTCATCGGCAATCTCTTGTAAGAGATA